CCGCCGAATGGGTGGAAGAACTCGGGGCAGAGGCGGCGAACCGGAAGCTCCAGCTCGCCAAGTCCATGTGGAAGCCGTCCAACATGGCGCCTGCGGGAGTGGCCCTTGCCCAGAAGGCCCACACTGGGATATCGAGAGCGCGAGGGTTCAACAAGGCAACCCTCACTCAGAACAACCTGAACGTGAAGATCGAGTTGCCCCCGCCTACCTCCGCGGCGTTCCCCGGGCCTTCGACTTACCCGGTGGTAGAGGTGGAGTCCGAATGAGAGTCTGGGTTCACGAGCTATACCAAGGGACACATCTTCTCTGCGTCACGCCGTGCTTTGAGTACGCCATGCAATGGCAGCGCAAGAGTTGGGGAAGCTGGGCGAAGGCTACCAAGATCAACTGTCGGGTCGTGCGCGTGACGATTGATTCGGAGGACGAATGAAGCCCTGCGTCACCCTTCAACAACTCTGGTCTGCCTGCCGCGGTCCGGCGGAAAAGCACCCGCGCGCTGCCGAGGCCGCGAAGCAGTTCGGATGGTGTTGGTGGGTGATACCCTGTGACAGCCCGTACTGCACCATGTGCGCCCACTGCACGGAGCGCTGCAGTTGAACATCGGTGACCGTATGCTGCGCCAGGGAGATGGCATGGCGGGCGTCGTCGAGGACATCGGCGGCGAGCCGCGCATCGTGTACGTGGACCGCGGTGAGCGCCTGGTGTCCGCCAAGAGCCAGAAGTGGGTCCCTGCCAATCCCTTCGTCAGCCGGCTCCGTCAGGAGGAGATGCTGGAGGTGGCGCTCGTCGCCGACCGCGCGTTGCGCGCCATCGACCTGCATGAGCCGCGCCGGTATTGGGAGCCCGTGCGGACCATCGACGAGCCGCATGACCCGAAACTTGTACGTGTCATCGTCGAGCACCTGTCGAGTCGCGCTTGAACTTCGACAGGACAATCTACCAGCCTAGCGATTGGGCTCGCCTCTTTCATGCTTCCACCGTTGACGAGGTGCTGGGCGGCGGCAGCGCAGGCCCAGGTAAAAGCCTGACTCTTCTGTTCGATCCGTTAGTCGTCCAAGCGGTAGTGGAACACGCCAGGATGACCCAAGACATCCCGGAAGGATTCCCGGACTGGCTCAAGGACCTCTGCCGCAAGTACCCCATCCGCCCGGGGGAATCCGAAGGCCACGCGCTGCACATGCGTCGGACGATGCCTCAAATCAAGGAGACCATCGACCGATCCGGGCGCATGTTCAAGAAGTTCGACCCCGGCGCCGTCTACTCGAAGGAGGACCACCGCTGGACGTTCAGCAGCGGCTACGTCTACACTTTCGGGCACTGTCGCGAAGCCAATAGCCACGAAGACTACCTCTCCAAGCAGTACACCTGGCTGGGGTTGGACGAGAGTTTTCAGTTCGAGCAGAAGCAGTTCGAAGAACTCGACGGGCGCGTGCGCTCCGCCGATCCGGTACTCGGCTTGCTGCTCCGTACGCGCCTGATGAGCAACCCCGCGCCGGGATGGCTCAAGGATGAGTTCGTGACGCCTTGCCCGCAGGGCAGGACCATCCTGAAGCGCAAGGTCACCGATCCCGCCACGGGGCAGACCAAGTACAAGACGCGCCTCTTCCTTCCAGCGACGCTCGATGACAACCCGGACAAGACGTTCGTCGAGCAGTACAAGTTCAAGCTGCTGAGCAAGCCGGCGCACATGCGCGCTCGCTACCTGTACGGCGACTGGGACGCGCAAGAGGGCGGCTTCTTCGAAGACGACTGGAATCCGACGGTGCACGTCGTCGAGCCGTTCAAGATACCGCGCGACTGGCCCAAGTTTCGCTCCATGGATTGGGGATATAAAAGCCAGGGCGTGATTTGCTGGTTGGCGATGGACCCCGACGACAACCTCTACTGCTTCTACGAGTTTAACTTCCGTCTCATGAAGGACGAGGTGTGCGCGGAGCGCGTCATCGAGATCGAGAAGCAGTTCGGGTTCTGGAACCGGGTCGAGCGAAAGAGTCGACTGATGAGCAACCCCGCGGACACCCAGTTATGGGAGGAGCGCGGCGACTCGGGAAAGAGTAAGGCTGCCGTCTTCGCCGCCAAGGGCATCTACTGGCAGCCGGCCGATAAAGCTGATATGGAGCGCAATGCCGAGCGCGTCACTGTGCGTTTACGCGACTACGACGCCGACGAGCCTCCTGGACTGATGGTTTTCAGCAATTGCAAGAAGATGCGCGAGATGTTTGCCTCCATCGGCATCGAAGAGAACGATTCGACCGTGCCGGACAAGAAAAGCAAGCTGAAACACTGGTTCGACGTCATCGCATACGCCTGTGCACGCGCATCCCGCGGGCGCGGCAGCATCGTGATGGACCTGCACGACTTCGATCGCGAAGACAGGGCCGAAGAGCCTCAACTATCCCGCGCGAGCGGCACATCCTTTGGATACGGTTCCCCATGACGCTAGACCAACCAGCAATCGAGTCATTCTGGAGCAAAGTGGACAAGAACGGTCCGCTGCCGACGGCATGTCCAGAATTGGGACCGTGCTGGGTGTGGTCCACCAAATCCAAAGACTGGGACGGGCACGGACTGTTCAACTTCAGCAGGGCGGGCAAGAAGCACAATTTCAGGGCACACAGGTTGTCCTGGCTGCTGAGCACCGGGGAGGAACCAGGCAAGAGCCACGTCTGTCACAAGTGCGACAACCCGCCCTGCTGCAACCCAGCGCACCTGTTCCTGGGCGACGCCAAGGCGAACTTCCACGATTGCCTGGCGAAGGGACGCTACACCCCTAAGGGCAAGGGCAACGCGGCGGCTGTCCTGAACGAAGACGAAGTACTACAGATTCGAGAGTTGTGGGCCCGCGGTGGCTGGTCGCAACAGGCGATAGCGGACATCTTCGGCGTAAGACAGAACTCGGTAAGCCGAGTAGTGCTGCGCCAGACTTGGGCACACATCTAATGGCTGAAAAGACAGAGAACTTCTGCATGGAAGCGGACCACTACACCAAGTGTCCTAGATTCCTCAAGGACTGCGACGCTATCAACTGCGAAGCCAAGTACACCTGGCAAGAAGTAGAAGCCCGTCGCGGACGCCCCATCATGTCCCTGGCGAAGAAGTCACGAGGCTCGAAGTAAATGGCTGAGCAGAACACGAGCGACGGCGACAAGTACACCGATGAGGATGTGTTCCTGCTCGGACAAGAAACCAAGGTAGAAGAGGCGTTCAAGTACGATGAAGAGGCTGCGAATCTCGTCAAGGAGTTCAAGAAGCACCCCGAGGGCAAGGCTTCTCTGAAGCGCATCAGCGGCAAGACTCTCGACGACTTCGACGCAGCCTGGAGCGCGACCGAGAAGTTCCGCACCAGCATGGCCGACATCTGGAAGCTGTTCAGCGGCACACTCGACGCGAAACAGGCGCCGTTCGAGAACATGAGCAACGCACACGTGCCCATCCTCATGGAGAACACCATCCGCATGGTGTACAGGCAGAACTACGAGCTATTTGGCAACTGGACGAACGTGTTTGGCGTTACCCCCATCGGGCCAGACGATGAGCACACGGCGAAGCTGCTCTCTCTCCATGGCAACTGGCAGATTCGAAAGCGCATCAAGGATTTCAAGCGGCAACTCGGGCACCGCGGCCTGCTCATCTTCGACTTGTTCGGAGATGTCACCTGTCACTCCTACTGGGACCCCAACCAGCGCAGCAACCGTCACGAGATTCTGACGGCGAACGAGTTCGTGTGTGCCAACACGCACGTATCCACGATGCCAGACTACTCGGACGTGTCCTGGGTCGCGAAGATCATCTACATGGACCCGCACGAGCTGCGCAAGATGGATGGCACCTGGGAGGACGTGGGCTGCACGCTCAAGAACCTGCCCCCGGACTGGGACGATACGACCATCACGCAGGAGTTACGCGAGGCCGTGGACAAGTCCATCGGCGTCGATTCGACCGCCTACCAGAAGGGTCAGTACAAGCTGATCCAGTGGGAAGGCTGGCTCAACCTGCCGCCGTCCTCTGGCGGGGAGGGGCGCGACCGGTACTGCAAGGTGGTCGTCGACTACCAGACCCACACGGTGTTGCACCTGGCGATTCACGAGCGCGTCGACCCGTACGACAAGCGGCGCTTCGAGTTCGAGACCAAGCAGCTGCAGGCGTACCAGGCGGCGCAGCAGCAGATTCAGATGTTCCAGCAGGAGCAACAAGCGGCCAGGCAGAGCGCGCTGGAGTTAGCGCATCAGCAGGACCCGGGAAGCGACGCGGCTAGCCAGGGAATCATCATGGCCCGTGCCGTTGACGAAATGCCGGCTCCTCCCGAGGCTCCGATGCCCGATTGGATGGGGGGTGACCCGAACGCGAAGCCGCGTGACCCAGAGTTCAAACCAATCCGCATGTTCGCGCACGGCGTCAACATCGAGCCTATCCAGGGCATCTTGGGCCTCGGCACGGGGAGTATGCATGCCGCTCAGAATAGGGCAGCCAACATCGCCTTGTCCATGTTCATAGACCAGGGCACGCTCGGGAACTTCAAGAACTTCCTGACCACGGGCGACGTGCGCATGCCTGGCGGCGCGACCTTCCAGCTCAAGCCCGGCGGGATTCACAAGGTGGAGGGCGCCACCGACCTCGGCAAGGACGTGATGCCGCTCGACTTCGGCCAGGCCAATCCTCAGATGCTGAC